GCGCGGCCGTTGGGATTTTCCGGAGTTGAAGGAGACGGCATTAGAGGAGTATAATTACTGGGAGCCTGACATGGTTTTGATTGAGGCGAAGGCTACTGGTACACCGCTCACGGACGAGTTGAGGCGGATAGGGATACCGGTTGTGAACTACACGCCGTCCAGGGGCAATGACAAGCACACGCGGATGCACATGGTTGCGCCAATGTTTGAGTCTGGGCGTGTTTGGGCTCCGGAGAAGCGTTTTTCGGAGGATGTGATAGACGAGTGTGCGGCATTTCCGAATGGGGATCACGATGATTTTTGCGATTCGATGACGATGGCGCTTATTCGTTACCGCAAGGGTGGCTTTGTAAGCCTTGACACGGACGAAGAAGACGAAGAGGTTTCAAATGTGTTAGCTTTTCGTCAGTATTATTAGGTATAACAATTAGGAGTCTGTCCAATGGAATGGATTAAGGAACGGATGCAGGAGCCCTCGAGTTACGCTGCCTTGGGTGGTGTGATCGTTGGTGTAGGTGTTTTGGTTTCTCAGCCGATTGTTATCGTTGTTGGTATGGTTGGCGGCGCTGTTGGCTTTTTGTTGAAAGAAAAAGGCGTTATTTAAGTCTGTGTACGGGGCGGAGCCATGCCGGATGGAAGTAATGTTTCTGTAATAGACTTATTTAACGCGGGGTGGCCCGTCCTGGTTGCTGTTGTTGGCTTGATTATAGTGTTAGCCAAGATGCATGGTGATCTGGAAGTGTTGAAAGACAAGGTTAAGGTCTTGTTTGAGTTGTGGAACGAGAAGAAATGACACAAAAGAAGCTTGAAAGGGACAGTCGTTATCAAGATTTGGACCTTGACGGCGACGGTGTTGTGTCGGACTCGGAACTGGCGGCTCTTGAAGCCATTGAAAAGGCCGAAAAGATGGATGCCCAGCGTCATATGGCGTGGTGCGCTCTTGCGATCATGGCCGGAATGACCGGTCTTTTGTTTTTTGTGGTGAGCGAGAGTAGATTGAAGTCTATAAGCGACCTTTTAGGGCTCGCATACATAGCTTTTTCTGGAGTTACATGCGCTTATATGGGAATGAGCGCATATATGAGCCGAAAATGATCCTTTGGGGTAAAATTCGATGATTATGTCGTTGCTAGGGACGGCATTGGGCTTTGGAACATCGATAATTCCAGAGGTTTTAGGGTATTTTAAGCAAAAGCAGGCGAACGAGCAGGAAATTTCGCTGTTAGAGGCGAAAGCCAAGTACGCGGACAAGCTTTCAGAGTTAAAAATAAAGGAATTGGACGCCGAGGCGGATATTGCCGAGGCAAAAGGGATATATGAGCATGACAGGTCTATTGACGCTGGAGGTTTTGTCAACGCTCTCCGGGGTTCTGTTCGCCCTGTCCTTACTTACGCCTTCTTTTTGCTGTTTGCGACGATCAAGGGCGTCACACTGTACAGTATGGTGAATACGCAGGGCATGGACCTGTCTGCGGGCCTAGTTGCTATCTGGGACCCGGAAACTTCTGTTATATTCTCTTCAATAATCGCATTTTGGTTTGGTTCTCGCAGCATGAGCAAAGCGCGTGCGTGGCAAGCCGAGAAAGGTAAGTAAACCATGGCCGATGAACCAGTTTCCTTGATCGATAGTGGGATGCCTTCACAGGGTATGCCGTTGGGTGGCTTGTCGGAGGAAGAAATTGAGGTTGAGGAGGTCGAAGAGCCTACCGACATTGAGGAACAGGAAGACGGCTCTGTTATCCTGAACTTTGAACAGATGATTCAGGAGCAGTTGCAGGCTGAACCGGACGCTAATCTAGCCGAAGTTTTGGATGAGCGCGTTCTGATGGACATAGCTTCAGAGCTCACGGGCTATTATGAGGATGACAAGGCCGGCCGTCAGGAGTGGGAGGACGCCTACACGGAGGGGTTGGATCTCCTAGGCATTAAGTACGAGAGTCGCGAGGAGCCGTTCCGCGGGTCCAGCGGCGTCACGCATCCTGTTATTGCGGAAGCGGTCACACAGTTCCAGGCGCAAGCCTACAAGGAACTGTTGCCTAGTTCTGGGCCTGTTCGCACCCAAGTTGTTGGCGCGTCAAATCCGGAGGTAGAAAATCAGGCGCAGCGTGTTCAGGAGTTCATGAACTACCAAATTATGAATGTCATGGACGAATACGACCCGGAGATGGACCGTTTGCTGTTTTATCTGCCGTTGGCGGGTAGCGCGTTTAAAAAAGTCTACTTTGACGATATTTTGGACAGGGCAGTTTCTCGCTTTGTACCGGCTGACGACCTTTTGGTTCCGTATAACGCGGCCGATTTATCTTCGGCGTCACGCATCACTCACGTTATCCGCATGAACACGAACGATGTTCGCAAGTTTCAAGCGGCAGGATTTTACCGTGACGTTGATATCATGGCGTATGAGGAGGACGACGAGGTTCGCGAGAAGGAGCGCGAACTTGTAGGGATAGAGCGGACGGGCGCCGATGAGCAGGATTGCACGTTGCTCGAGATTCACACGGATTTGGACCTACCGGGGTTCGAGCATGTTAGCCCATTGGACGGCGAAGCGACGGGCATTAAGCTTCCTTACATCGTTACGATAGACGAGGGCAGTTCAAAGGTTCTTTCCGTTCGTCGCAACTGGGTTGAGGGCGACGAGTACTACAAGAAGCTTCAGTACTTCACCCATTACAAGTTCCTGCCTGGTCTGGGCTTCTATGGGTTTGGTTTGCTCCACATGATTGGCGGGTTGGGCCGGTCAGCGACTTCAATTTTGAGGCAGTTAATTGATGCAGGCACTCTCGCAAATCTTCCTGCTGGTTTTAAAGCTCGTGGGATTCGTATTCGTGATTCTGATGAGCCTCTTTCTCCTGGTGAGTTTCGCGATATCGACGTACCTGGTGGCGCCCTTAGAGAAAGCATCATGCCACTTCCGTACAAGGAGCCTAGCCAAACACTGATGTCGCTGCTGGGCTTTGTGGTACAGGCTGGACAGCGGTTCGCGGCCATTGCCGACATGCAGGTTGGTGACGGTAACCAGCAGGCGGCGGTAGGGACGACCGTTGCACTTCTGGAACGTGGATCAAAGGTAATGTCTGCGATCCACAAGCGACTGCATTACGCGCAGAAGCAAGAATTTAAGATGTTGTCCCGTGTGTTCGCGGAATCTCTTCCGCCGATGTATCCCTACAACGTATATGGAGCCGAAACATCTATAAAGCAGGCGGATTTTGATAATCGTGTCGATGTTATACCCGTATCTGATCCTAATATCTTCTCCATGTCCCAGCGGTTGGCGTTGGCGCAAACACAGTTGCAGTTGGCGCAAGCCAGCCCGGAAATGCATAATCTTTATGAAGCGTATCGCAGGATGTACGAAGCGATTGGCGTTCATAACATTGAAGCGTTGCTTCCGGCGCCGCAACCGCCTCAACCTGTAGACCCCGGCGTTGAGAACGCAACTGCACTAACCCTGAAACCGTTGCAGGCTTTCCCCGGCCAAAACCATGACGCGCACATTATGACGCACATTGCGTTTATGAAAACGCCGATGGTAATGACGGCGCCGCCTGCTCAAGCGATGTTGCAATCACATTTGAGCGAACATATCGCTCTGAAGGCACGGCAAGAGGTTGAAATGCAGATGCAGCAGGTTCAGATGCAGGCCATGCAGGTGCAGCAGGCTATTCAAATGGGTCAAATCTCACCAGAGATGGCTCCTCCGATGCCACAGATGGGCGATCCAGAGTCCATGGTCGCTGAATTGATTGCTCAGTACACGCAGGAAGTGATGGCGATGCTGATGCCCCCGGAGCAGGAGGATCCGCTGGTGGAACTTCGCTCTAAGGAACTGGACATCAAGGCTTCCGACATACAGCGTAAGGCTGAAGAGTTTGATCAGCGTCTGCTGTTTGATGTTGCGAAGGAGAAGACCAAGGAAGAGTTGGCCGCAGACAAGATTGACTCGCAAGAGGACATTGCCCTGTTGCGGGCGGAGGTTAATCGTGAGCGCATTGAGCAAGGCGCCGCAGGAAGAGGGAATTAATGGCCATTTCCCGCGCCCAGACTTCCAAGCAGCTGACCGGCGGAAAGCGCATGCGCAAGGCCAAGCGCAAGAGTAAAATCCGGAAGGTGCTAAAAGAACATAAAGAGGGTAAGTTGCGGAGTGGAAGCAAGAAGGGTCCGAAGGTTAAGAGTAGGAAGCAGGCTATTGCGATAGCTTTGTCGGAGTCTGAAAAAAGGAAAGCGTAATATGGCGAAGGGTATGGCGCATTACTACAAGGACGGTACTAAACATACCGGTGGCACGCATAAGATGCCCAACGGCGATTTGCATTCTGGCGCGAAGCACACGAAAAACAGCAAAAAACTGTATCATTACAGTGAATTACCGTCTGCTGCCGCTAAGAAAAAAGCGCGGAAGAAAGCGTAATGTTTCACGTGAAACAAAATGGCTAGAAAAGAGAAGCCCATCCGCCGCACCACCAAGGGCAAAGGTGCGAACTATCGCAAGACCAGCAAGGGTGCTGGGATGACGAAGAAGGGCGTAGAGGCGTATCGCAAGAAGAATCCTGGCTCTAAACTAAAGACGGCCGTTACGGGTAAAGTTAAAAAGGGTAGCGCTGCGGCGAAAAGGCGGAAGTCTTATTGCGCTAGGTCGGCCGGTCAGATGAAGAAGTTTCCGAAGGCGGCGAAGAATCCAAAAAGCCGTTTAAGACAGGCTCGTAAAAGGTGGAGATGTTAAATGTCCTTGGTAGAAAACATTAATAGGCGTAAAAAGGCTGGAACGTCGCGTTCTAAGAGTAAAAGCACCGTCAGTGATAAGGCTTATGCAGAAATGAAAGCTGGGTATCGAGATGGTGGCATGGTTGACCAGATGTCTGACCAGATGGGCATCACAGAACAGGAAGCAGGTGGTCTTATGCGTAGAGCCAGTATGATGAATGACATGAGTGGGGTACCCGGCATGGGTGGCTTTGAGATGAACCGCGGCATGGGCGGAACGGTCATGGTTGTACGCCTTGGGCGGATGTCCCCGATGCGGTATCGTCCAGAAGAGCGTGACGAGGACAGTTCTTTGATTAAAAGCACGGAGAACCAGGTTCGCGCTCGTCACTTCAACAACAACGGCGGAAAGGGGACTTTCTAATGTTTGAAGGTG